ATACAAGAATTACCCGAACGTCGGCATTCTGCAATGTCGGAAGCCAGTTGATCTGCATTACCACGTCGTCGAGCGTCGCGGCAACCGAAGTCATTGCTTCAATGCCAACAGTCTGCGATACCGCAACGGTCCATGTCGTGCCGCTTCCGGCTGTAATGATCGTGCCTGGCGCGACGCCGGTTCCATACACAAATTGACCAATCGCAATAACTCCGCTCACTCCTGAAACAGTGAGTGTTGTTCCGGCAATGACGCCGGTAAACTGTGCCGTGCTGATCGCGTCCGTGCCTACTTGAATTTTGACGATCTGCGCCCAAGTGCCGAGCGACGCGACGCCGGAGTAATACCGGCTCGCATAGATCGTTGAGCCGATCTGCGCCGCGAGCCCACCGTCTAAGCCACCGAATGCACTCTGGATTGCATTCGCAATCTGCTGCTGCGCCGTTGCCGGAACCTGCGCACTGTTCACAATCGTTACGTTGAACGCGATCGGGGCACCGATCGGAATTTGAAACGTGACGTTGTACGACGGAAAAGGCGGCGCATAGCCGGAGTTCGTATCTTGCACCGCAACCGTTGTGTTGCCTGTGTAAGCACAGCCTGGATTTTTCTTCTGCCAGATCGCTTTCGCAATGTTAGCCGAAGCACCACCAGCAACACACACATACAGACTGTTTGCGGCAAGCGAGACGCCGCCGACTGTGACCGGCGACGCAGTTGGGTTCTCCGTCACGTAAGCGTCAAGCACGCCGGGCACTTTTAGCATGGCACCACGGATTGTGGGGAGGAACCCGGCACCGTTCGCGGCAACCGTAGCTTCTCGCCGCGCTTCGAACTCGGCTCGGCTCTCAACAAGATTTCCGATGGCACCTGACGATACCGCCGCAGTGTCCCAACCGGGGATTGCCTGATAAATTGAAACAGTCGCCGGCACGGTCGTTGGTCCGGTATTCTGCGCCGCGAAAGTCGCTGTACCGGTACCATTTGCAGCGAGCGTGATCTGTCCCGTGCAAAAGTAAATGTTACCACTCGGATCGACGACAAGCGCGCCGATCGGAATGATCACGCCGGCTAGACCGGTGCACGCAATGTTGAGAATGGTCGCTTGTGCCGGATTGCGCTCGAGGAAATAAATCCGCGCAATAGCGTCTTGCATGCGACCGAACGCATAAGCCGGATCGACCGAATTGAACAACAGCGCGAGTTGGTTGTTCATGTCGCCGAGAATAGCCGACTGCGAGACAACAAGCTGGCTCTGCGGTGTGCTCGGTATCGTGAAGTCGAAGCTCGTATTGAATGCGGCGTCCCAGTCTGCTTGTAATCCCGTGACGATCGCCGACTCTGCTGGCACGACAAAGCCATTGGCTGAGAAGCTGATCGTTGGAACGCTTGTCGTGCCGGACATTTATTGCCCTCTCGTATCAACGTATCCGTTGGTAAGAATGTTAATACTGGCCGTTGTACTGTTCACGCGGCGTCGAATTTGCTGTGACGTATTCGTAACTACCCAAAAGTTAGAAAATCCACCGAATGAATTTGCGCCGGCTGCGCTGCCTGTGATAGCCGATACCGCAGACGTGGCAGAGGCGGCAATGTCTGTTTGAGCTAGCGAGGACAAGTAAAGACTGACATTTGACGTGGTGCCGTCGTTAATTGTCCCAGACAAGATTGCTTGCACAGCGACGCCGAGCGGGACGCCTAATGCTTGAGTGACCGCAGTGGTCACGCCTGGCGTGCCAGAGAAAGTTACGATTGGCGTTGTCCAATCGACACGATCACCGGTCTGCGAAAATGTGACGATCTGCGCAGAACCATTCGTAATAAATGAACCAATGCGCCGAAACAAAGCACCAGATACACCAGTCGGCTTATTCGCACATACTGCCGACGTATCGAACCAAGCATCTGGCGTACCACCATTATAAGCTAAGCAGACATGATACCACGTCGTGTTGGCAATCGTGAGCCCGTTGCCCATGCCGTTGTTGCCGGTGCCTGACGTCCACGCGCCACCAGTCGATTTAACAAAGGCACCAATCGTGATCATTTGCGCATTGGTACTATCGGCAGCAGTGCCAGCCGCGATATCGAGCTTCGTCGTCGGCGTGCCGCCATCATTCGATAGTGTCAGCCCGCTAAGATAGTTCGGAACAACTTGCTTTGTGCATGTGATTACACCACCATTCGTGATAGAGCAATCGCCTGTTAATGCCAAATCAGTCGCAACATTGCCGGCGCTGCCAACGTAAAGATGAGCGCTCGTAAGCGTGGTACCTAGCAGCGTGCCGCTGGTCGGAAGCGTGATATTGGTCGAGCCAGTAATTGTGAACGTAAGCGGGAAAGCACCAGACGTGGCGAAGTTACCGCCGAGCGTGATCGTCTTGGCACTATTGGCAACTCCGGTGCCACCGTACAAGCCGGCAAGCGGAGCATTGAGACTGGCAATCGTGCCATTCGTGATCGTGGGACTTACGAGTTGCGTCCCGGTGAAAACCTGTCCCCAGGTCCATTTGATCGCTTGTCCGTTCTGCGGTCCGGACGTTGCTCCACCCGCCACAACATCGTTGAAGCCGGGGCCGTTCGCCGCGTTCGTGCAGTTGAACGGATAGCCAGGCGGAAGATTGCCGCCCGGACACACGGCGAGCGCGGCTTTCGCACCGAGCAATGCCACGAGCACGAAGAACACACGCAGAGACAACAGGAACTTTCGCATACGAGATGCCTTTTAGAACAGAGGATTGCCGGCGTTATCGAACAACAGATTACCAGCCTCGTCGGTTAACTGTTGCTGCGCCGGTATCGGAACGGTAATGGATACGGATTGCGCCGTGCCCGTGCTATCGATGAACTCGATTTGCCCAGTGATCTGCCGATTTTGAAAGCCTGTTATCGTCGCGATCGGATTACCGCAGCCGGGGACTGTGGACGCCGCAGTGACGAGCAGCGCCTTGATAACGCCGAGTGATGGCAGTTGCCCAAGCACTTGCTCTAGATAAGGCACGCCGTACGTCGTATCATACCAGCACTCGCCGAGAAATGTTCGGCATGCGCTCGCAACGTCTTGTGCAATGGCATACGGCGCAGTCGCAAGCGCGATATTGCCATTTGCGTCGAGACAGAGATCCCAGTCTTGCAACTCAAGTGCGAGCGTCGCCGACATGCTCAGATATTTCCTTGTCGAAGACCGTTGATCCAAGATCGATAGTTGTTCGGGCTGAGCGGAGCACCAGCCATCAAAAGCATAATTGGCGGCAGATCAGCGTTGCCGTTAAATTTTGCGTTAAACAGAGGATACGGATTACTGCCCGAGAAGTTGAAGTATCCGACTTGCGGCGAGATCGTCGTATCGAATTCAAACTCAGTGCCGTGGATCGTTGAGAGCGTCAACGACGACGAAGCCGTGCCATAGCTAGCATTTGCAGCCGGCACAGCATACAAACCACGGATGCCGAAACGTCCACCAAATATGCCGACACCATTCAACGCGGCAACGCTCGGCACGCCAGGCAACATTGGCGTTGTCCACTGATAGATCAAGCCGTCAAGGAAAACGCTTTTCCATGTCCCAAGTTGATGGACCGCAGACGCAAAATAATCGACTTCAACCTTGATACGCACGTCTGTTGCGCCGTCGAGTTCCATCGCATACGGTTGCGCAATGGAAGCCGGCCCGCCGTTAATGTTGCAGATATACACCTGATCATATGTGTGTGCGGCAACGTTCTTGAGCACGAACGGAACAACACCGCCATACGCAAGACAGTTCAAGCCGTCGAAGTGCGCACCGTCAGATTGAATATTCGGGCCGAATGCGCCGAAGGGCGGCACAACGCCGAGCCGGTTTATGTCAGTCAGATACAGGCAATAATCGGACATAATCCGCAGCGCGCGAGACGTGAGCAAGTTTGCCGAAACACCATAGACGCCGATTGACGCGCCGGTCTGCGGTAACAAGATCGAAACGTCTTCATAGGAGCAACATGCTCCGCCACTCGGCGCTGTAACAGATGTGCCATGAATAACGCCGATCGTCGAGGGCGTCGCCATGCCGATCGATGCAAGCGTAATGTCTTGAAACTTGACACCACTCGCACCGGTTGCGTCAATGATCGGCTTGCCGGAGCCAGTGTTACCGGCGAGCACAGAGCCACCGCAACTCGGCGTGATACGGTTAGTGCACGGAAAAGAGCCTTCGCCCCTGATCAATAGTTGTTCAATGTTGGTCAGATTGAGCGGTGTGTTCAGCTTGTAATGCACCGGAGCAGCCGAGAGGAACAGCGTCTCTCGCGCGCTCACAGCCGCATTGATGGCCGCTTGAATGTTGGGGCTGTCGTCGTGAATACCGTCTCCAACTGCGTCGAAGTCTCGTATCGGATTGATCATTCTGTCCCCGAGTTTAGTTTTGTTTAGTGCGGCCCAACCGTATTCTGCGCTCCGGTTGTGACACCTCCGTGCACGTGGTTGAAGCTGACATTCACATTGTTGTGGGTTAGCGTTGGACTGACAAGCGCAATGCCTCCGGGGGCTGTTATCGTCACTTTGCCATCTTGAGTCAATGCAACAGTCGTTGTCACGGAGCCACCGAGAAAGCCACCGATATACAAGCCGTCTGCGTAAGAGTTCTGTCGAGCGGAACCGGGACCGGAAATCGATCCGGTTGCTTTCGCTTGCGAGATATCACGATCGGTAAACACTGCGAGCCCGATATCTCCGGGGATCGGATCAAGCACGACTGCGCAAACGCCGGCTTGATATCGAAAGCATGGAATATTGTAAATCTGCCCATGTGCCGTGCGATTGCCGAAACCATCGACTTGATCAACCATCGGCTGCACGGCGATCATTTGCGGCGAGCCGGAGTGTCCACCAGACGATACCGAGATCACTTGCACGAGCGCTGCGTGCGCTTGGCCGGCGTTGATATTCCGCACGATAGCGTTAATCGCGTTGAGCATTTGGCCGGGGGTATTGAACCACGCCGTACCGCGATATCCGGAATTCTCCGGATATGAATTGGATCCCTTTTGTGGGCTCGGATTAACGGTCACTGATTAGGGACGCCTGGTTGCCGGTTGCATTCGATATCCGTGAACCACGGACCATTCACTATTTGCGCAGACAGATCGTAAGAAACCTTATTCACATACCACGTACCTTGCGCGGCAATCAAACTCGTTTCAAGCTTGATTTGGCCGCCAAAGAGAATGTTCGGGTTGAAAACAGACCGGAGCGCGATCCCCTGCGACGTGTAACGCGGATAATTGACCAGACCGGAGTTCGGCCCAATCAACGGAATTGCGCCACCGCGCGTACCAGTCTTCGGCCAGATCGCGAACGTCGAGCCGTCGTCAAAGAATTCAATGTTGGCTTGTCGAGCAAGCTCTTGCGCTTGCATCAAGATCGTGCCGGCGAGATAGGGATACGCGAGTTTGACCTGTACGCCGTTGTTCTCGAAGTTGCGCTTCGCTTGCGTCGCGAGCCCCGACATGATCGTTGCAACGTCTGCGCTGCCTGGAAAGCTCGTCGGCGGGATCGGCTGCAAGTTTATGAACGTGCTCACAAACGATATGATTTCAAGGAACGTATTCGGCTGATCGTCGAAGTTCTGCCATGCGTCTTGAACCGTGCCTTGATAGACAACTGCCATTCCATTCGACGCGTCACCGGCTGAGATCGATACCGTGTTGTCGCGCTCCATGGGTCGTGGTGCACCGAGCGTGCTCAACGAATTCATGATGGCCGGCGTGAGCCCATAGATACGCATCTCGGCGTGGCTCATTGACGGCGCACCGTTCTTTAAGATCGTCACGTGCGCACGCAAACCCTTGACCGTAACTGTGTTCTGCCCGGTCAAGCCGAAGCTGCCTTTACCGAGTGTGAACGTGAACGATAGAGCACGCTCAACGTACGAACTGCCGGACGGTCCGGCATTCTGTGGCGGGGTCGTGCCGGTGGGTGGCGCAGTGATATTAACGTCCGGCAAGACAACCGGATCGTCTGAAGTCCCCGAGCCGACAACCGGTGGCAGATTTCCGCTCACGTTGATAACGGCAACGGTGCGAGTTCGGACGGATCGACGTACAACAGGAAATACCGCGAGCCAAATCCCGTGTAATACGGATCAGTCGTCCCTTGCGTGTCAATGAATGCGAAGTCGCCAATGAAGCCGAGATAAAGCGAGCGCACAATCCGGTTGAGGTTCTCACAGAGAACGCCGCCAATGATCAGCACGTCATTGACAAGAACATCCATGAACAAGCCTGTATTCTTTTGATACAGGTTCAACGTGCACGACTGCCCCGCAAGCTGCACAGCCAACGTTTGATTTGGAAGAACACTGAGTGGAATTAGCTGCATTACGCTATCGCCTCTCCGCCTGTCGCGAGAAGTCCGGTTGTCGCCGGGGGTGGTGGCTGCGGCTGCACGGTGCCACTACTGACGGGCTGCGCGCCAGAGGGCGTTGCCGTCTGCGTGAACTGCGAGGTACCAACAACGCGAACTTCCTCAACCTGCACTTCGACGCGCAGCAGTGTCATGCCGTTTCGAGACGTGCGCTGGTAGCTGTAGTCAACGACGTTGATATTTGGATAAGTAAAATCCGGCATGACGAGCAGAAACAGCGTAAGCGCGTTCAATGCCTGATCGACTTGCGCAAGGAATGAATTGCGATCGTCATCCGTGCCACCTTGCAGATATAACACGCGCCCCTGAAACGGCTCGGCCACTTTGTTGTAACTAAGGAATGCTCCCTGCTCTTGCGGCGCACTGCTAATTCGTTTCGTGCGTTTGAACTCGACGCCATAGACCGAAGCCGCGTCGCCGGAGAACGCACGCGAAAGCCCATTGACGGACACGACGTTGTTGATTGCAAGCAAGTTCGTCGGCGATAAACCCGCGCTTGCAGTGAGGACCGGAGTGCCGGCGTATGTGTACAGCCCCCATTGCGGCGGAAAGAACAAGTTCGTGATCCGCACGATATCAGAAACCGTGGAAACAATCGTATTCTGCAAGTTGCCGGGAGCACGCAGCACTGGCGGTGCGCCAGGTGCAACCGGTAAATCTGGATACTGCGGCTTCGGTGTATTCGACAATGCCATCAGACTAACCTAATATTTGATTGCGCAATCATATGATCCGAGATCGCACCGTGTATTTCCTTCGCGATTGATCGCGAGTCTGTCGCCGCAGTGTGAATGTTAATCTGCCCAATGTCGAGCGAACTCGAAGACGAATGCGTTGACGTTGATCCGGCGCCCTCGCCGCGCGCACCAGGCGGCGGAAGCAAACCGGGATCCGGAATATAAGCGCCGGCTGGCGGAGGAGACGCTGGAGCGTTGCCGGCGCGCGGTCCCGGAGCAAGACTGTTCCCAATCCGTGCTCGACGCGCTTGCTCGGCTTCAACATCTTTCGGACGCAGCCACCATCTCGACGCAGCCGCAGCTTTACCGCCCACCCCTTGCGCTTGCGCAATATGCGCAGCCGCGTCCTTCTCCGTGTTAGCTAGTTCCCAGCGTGCGAAAGCAACAGCTTCGGAAAGCGTGCCCTGTTCCGGCATATGTCCGAACATCTTCTGGAACTGGAGCGCGCGAGCACCGGAAGCTTCGTCATCACGCCACATAAACAGACCGTGCGCGCGGCCCATGTCGCCTGGCTTGCTGTTCGGATCAGCTTGGCTTTCTTGCACGGCATTTGCTGCGAGTGCCCACGCCGTTTGGTCGTCTGTGCCTTGCTTTACGAACTCGTCATGCACGGCTTGCGCACGGGCGCGCACTGCCGGGTCAATCCCCGTTGTTTGACCACCGGACGGATCAGCGGTTGGCGTAGCACTACCGCCACCAAACCACTTCTTCCAAAGATTATTGAGCGTGCCGCCGCTTGGAGCAGGTCCAAGTCCGTGTTGTCTTCTGTATTCCTCTTCATTTCGTTTCTGCTGCTCTGTGGTCGGACTATCACCACTTAGTCCGGTCAGTAATCCAAAGACGCCGGCAAGTCGCGTCACCATCAGCGTTAAGGAACCGAATGCGTCTGCTAAGCTCGACAAGCCGAGCATGCGCGCAATGACGCTTGATCCGGCTAGCCCTCCGATCGCTGCGCCGCCAATTCCAAGTCCGGTTGCTTCGTCCGGATGGTCGATTGTAAATCGAGTGAGCCAAAGGATAACTTTATCAATCGTCGGCATTAACGCCGTCTCAAACCGATCCTTCAAATGCGACGCGGCTTCGGCGAGCGCGGTAAAGTCATGATTAAACTTGGTCGCAACGTCGATCATCTCTTGCGTGCGTAAGCCAAGCTCTTTGGACAATGCGAGTTCTTTCGCAACCGCTTCCGGTCCTTGCCGCAGCAGATTGGTCATACTCTGCGTCATGCCGAGCCCTTGGCCGAGCACTTTGATCTCTTGATTGGTCTTTTCCGGATGGGCTTTGATGTACTCGGCAAACTTTAATGCGATCTGCTCCGGCGTCATTGTCGCTTGCGCGCCGATCGCATTCAAAAATGGAATGATTGTCGTGTCGCCACGCAGCCGGTAATTCGCAAGCGCTTGGCCAATATTGTTGAATGACGTTACCGCGTCTTCAGCATTGCCGCCAATCCGCTTCAGCGCCATGCCCCATGCGTCGAGCGCTTGTGGGTTCATGTTGTTCAAGCTAGTTGCCGCACGACCGAGGCCGGCAATTGAACTCGCAGTCGAGTTTATCGAACTGATCAGCCCGGCGCCACCGGCTAGTACGCTCATAAGCGCGAGCGCTTCGACCTTCGCCGCAGAAAAGAACTGAGCGGCACGCTTGCCGCTTGTTTCCATATCTTTACCGGTGCGCTCCGCCTCTTCGCGGAGCTTCTTCAACCGATCCTCGACCACCTTCTCTTCGCGCATTTGCTTAACGTCGAAGGCGATTTGGATAACGAGTTCGTCAATAACAGTTGCCAATGCTTTAGCGCTCCGGCTTCGACGCTAACCACTTATTATGCGTATCGACTGCGCGCACTTCGAGCAGATCGTACATATCTTCCAGACTGTAGAATTCCTGCAAGTCTCGCAGCGTCGCAAGTCGAGACGAGATTACGATGGCAACTGATCTGGGGATGTTCCGGTATTCAGCCCAAGCCCGTTGACTAGCGCCACCACCGCTTCCCGATATGTCGAGAGCCTGGCGGCTAAAGAAAAACCCAGGTGTAGCGAAATAATCTCCTCGCGCAGTCGAACAATCGTCGAGACTTCTTCGATTTGGTCGAGAATAACCGGAAGTATTTCAATCAACGGCGAGGTCGGCTGTTCTTTATAACCGATAATACAGGTAAGCATTTGATCCATCAAATGCTTCCAATCTTCGAACGGCGCTTTGCCGAGCCCGGTCAAGCACGCGCCTATGCCCATCGTCACGAAGCCCATTGCGCCTTCTTGCAGAATGTTAGGCGGAACGTCAACTCCGGCGCGGATCAGCAGTTGCATTGCGCGCGTGAACCATTCCTCTGCCGGTATCGCGTACAGTTCTCGAATGCGATACATTTTTCCTTGATCACGACCGGGAGCCGTGATCACGATATCCGCTTGACGACGCATTAGGTTATTTTTCCTTTGCTTTTTCCAGAGCACGGCGCGTATATTCTCGCCGGACAACCCTTGGAGTAACGCAACATGGCCCCCGTCGTCAATCCGCCTCGCTACACGTTCACTTCGCGACAAGTGCATGGTCTGCACGACCGCGCTCGCAAAGTCGAATTCTCCTGCGACGCTCCGAACTATGAGTATCGTGGTTTTATCGAAGTCATGTCCGGCAAGGACGGCGTGATGGAAGTTCACATGGTCCGAAACAGTCTCAAAAAATACGTGGCGAACGCACGATGGCACACCGAAACCGCGTATGCGACCCTCTCCGTTGCCGACTGGCAATACTTGATCACAGCGCCCCAGGAGTGACTGACATGCGCCGCACACTCATGATCGCCGGCTTGTTTCTCGCGTTCATTCCGTCCGCTCACACGCAACCGGTATTCGATCCGGCTGCGATCGAAGCCGGACGCGATATCGTCCGGCGCGAGCACGCACGCTCACAAAACCAAGTCGAACGCGAGAACGCCGTATCGGCAATCGCCGAGGATCTCATGCGGCACGCGAAGACTGCCTACCGCGTGCCGGAGTATGACGTGCACTTGATATGCTATCGGCAAATGCGCGCCGAAGATACCTTTGCGGCTTACGGATACAATGCGCCGCACAGCCTCAACGACTGTCTGCAATTTCAGTATGAGCAGCGTGCACTAGCAACGGCGAACTGGTCCAAGCTCAGCCCAAGCAACCAGGCTTATTGCTCTAAGCTCGAAATGTCGTCGAGCGGGTATGTCTCGGTTGCAAACTGCGCCCGCACGTTCGCTCGATAGTCGATCGGCGACGATCCGCCCGTCACGATCTCGTGAAGTATGCGCCATGATGCGTCCGGACGAAGACGCATCATGTTGCGCAAGACAAGACAACGCCCGCATACGGTAACCTCGTTCTGTGCCGCAAGCGGCTGCTCACAGTAACGGCACGTGGTTGCCGGACGGAACGTCATATTAGCCCGCCGAGCTTACCGGCGAAATATTGATATTCTGCCAAGTGATCTCATAGACGCGCGGTTGCAAGACTTTCTTGCCGTTCGGCAAGGGTTGATAGCGCGTCAGGAACCCAACAATAAGCTGCGCTTGCAGACCGTTGCTCGGCAATGTGAGCACTCCGGAAAGCTGTACCGGAGCAATCGCGGCTTCTTGTGCGGCTTGGATGGCGTCAAAGAAGCCGTTCGACGCCGAGCCGGCCATCAACGTGATATCCATTTTCTTTTCGGTGTAGACGAAGCCGGCAGAGAGCGCGCCGTCAATGCCCATCATTGTTTCGACGGGCGACACTGCCGCCACCGAGAAAATGTCATCCGTCGAAAAGCCCTGGATTTGCTGCGGCACGCTGAGCACGCCGATTGCGGCAAGCGTCAATACCGCATTAGCACTCGTGATATCAGGCATAACTCAGTGTTCCCTTACTGGATGAGAATTGACGCAAGCGTGATCTGCTGGACGCTCTCGCCGTCCATATACCAAAGCGTCATCGGAGGCGACGTGCGCGCAGCACGGACTTGCGCCGTTGCCGCGTTGATCTGCAAATACCAGCCGACAGTCGAGAGAACGCCGTCGATCGGCATGCCAGCCGCGTTGTTCACTTCTCCGACCTGCGCAGCCGAAAGCGGAACATTCGGGCGGATCGACCCGAAGTTGACGGCTGCGTTGATCGGATCGAGGCATGCTTGCCGGATCAGACTATAGCCGGCAGGGTTGTATGGAATTGATCCGACATTGTTCAACAGTTACATCAACGCGAGTTGCAGCGCATTGTTCAACTGGATTTGGTTATAGTAACTGTCGGCCCAGTTGAAGACGCCGCTGACCCCGCCGTCCATGTACCAGTTGAACGCTTGATTGGCAGTCGCGAACTCGCCGACGAAATTGTAACCATTCGCGCCGAGATTGGCGGCGACAGTCGCATTCGTCGCCGTGATCGACAAGCCGGGCTGATACTTGAACGCGAGCGTTGCACGTCCGTTCGTCCGGCTAAAGTCGAGCGACGCGCCATATGCGGCAACAAAAGCAGCCGGATAGCTCGGCGACACGGCAATGGTCGGCGTATAGGACAGAATGGTGCCGGATAGCGAAGTGCTCATGATCAAGCGACCAAGCGAGCTTGCCGCGTTGTTGCTCTGGGTCGGCGTGATATCGGTATCCTCAGCCGCATAGACATAACGGTTGCTCTGTGCGCTCGTCCATTGCGCGAAGAGCAGCTTGTTTGCGTTGCCAGAGCCGTTGTCCGGATCGAAGCCGAGCCAGAACGTTGCCCAGTCCTGCGTCTGCTGAGCAATCGCATTCATGAACGCGGTAGGCGTCGCCGCAACCGCGCCTTGCGACAATACCGCGCCGGTGGCACTCGTGAGCTTCAGAGACGCAGCGATCGTACCGGTTCCGAAGCTGATCGTCGAAGCTGCGCCGGTTGTCGCACTCACGACGACGAACGCACCGGCAATGCTGTCATACGTGACGAGCGGTGTAACCGTCGTCATGGCTTCACTGACGACATGCGCGTTGTTGGTGCAGATATAGCTTCCGACGCCGCCGGTACCAGTGCCGAGCGCGGTAATGAACGTCCCGGCTGCGATACCGGCGCCATTCACTTCCTGCCCAACAGCGATCACGCCGGTGGTCAATACCGTCACGTCGAGATAGAGACTGGAGCCGACAATCGCAGCCGCAGACGCGGTGGTTGAAGCGCTGGTAACATACACACCGGCTCCACCTGGCGTGCCGCTTGTCTGACTGAGCAGATAAACGGTTCCGACGATACCGGTGCCAGTGATAATATCGCCGGTGGTCCCCGGTCCAACGTGAATGGTGCCGGTAACAGCCGATACGGTCAAATTCGTGCCGGCAGCAGTACCGGTAAATGCCGAGCCTCGAGACGCGGTGAACGAAGCTTGCTGCGGCCCCTCAACGGCGAAGGCATTCGAAATGATCTGCCCCGCATTCGAGAAGCTGGTTGAAGCCGCGAGATTGATCGCGGAGCTTGTCTGCAAGACACCATCGATCGTGACGATAAGCGTTCCGGTCAATGCTTGCAGTTGCGCCAGCGTTAGCTGAGCGACACTGCCGCCGCGCAGATACGCACCAACGTTCGCTTGGTTGTACTGCGCAATGAGCATTGCAGCCGGAAGCTTCGTGCCGTTCTGGACGCCGGAAAAGTAAACTGCGGCTTCCAATGATTCCACCGACGTGGGGCCGTAATAATTCGAGACAGACAATTGGGTCGGAAACGAAAGCACGGAACCAATCGGCGTACGGTTGTCGGAGGCGAGAAGCAGGCCAATCAGATCAAGCGCGGAGCCCCCGGCATTGAGAACGCTCGGAATAACGTCAACGATCGTTGACGCCGGAATTGTGTTGATAGTCGCAGACATTCAGGTTGCT